TAAATTCATCATAAGTACTGTTAAAAACCCTTGTATTTCAACGTTTTAGATGCCTTTAAAGTGTTGATTTATAAGGGTTTTTTTATGTGGAATAAATCAAAAAACCTTGATTTTACTAGGTTTTTAGTACCATTATTTGCTTGATTTTCTTGTTTAAATAGTATAATATATACAGTATATAAAGAATAAAACAAAGGAAAACATTATGATTAAAGTATCACAAAAATGCGAAACACTAGACGAAGGAATTAAATTCTTAATGCATGGTGCAAAAGCTGACTATATAAGAATGTCAACTAATAACGGACTTAAAGAATTGTCTGGTTACAGTTTAGAACAAACTGACAATTGGGATAAAAAAACAAAAATCAAAGAAGGTAAGAAATACATCAAAATTATACAAGATACTGGTGTTTTTTGTTTTATCGTAAAAGAAGACTTTAAACATTTTAAAAAAGGTGATGTATTGAAAGCCGCTGGTTACAATGCACCTGCTTTAAATTCTGCCAGAGGTAATGTACTTACTGGTAATTACCCAATACAATGGACTGGTCCATTATACTTAAAATAAGGATACATTATGATACTATATGATACATTAAATAAGATGACAGTTGCTCAATTAAAAGATACTAAAGATATAATTGATGTTATTGTTAAAAACAAAGTTAAGAGTGAACTTAAAGTTGGTTCAGAAGTTTATATCGTACAGAAAACTAAAAAGACGCCTGGTGTTATTAAAAAGATAATGCAATCAAGATGTCTAGTTAAAATGAGAGATATGACTTATAGAGTGCCAATGTCTATGTTAGAATTGAGAACTGCTTAATGTTTGATCTAACACACGCACTTATATTTGTTATTGGCTCTATGACTTTAATCATATCGATTTTAGTCGTGGTTAATCACATAATAAATACGTCTAATAAAGAAGAAGAAGAACTAAACGAAGCTCAAAAATCACTACAAAAACTAAATGATAAAGAAAGATAAATACATTATGAAACTAGAAAAAGAAGAAGTAAAAACAATACTAGTCAAACACAATCTGTTAAAATCAGACATAGAAACTATAACTGATCCTGAATCAAAAGTATATTCAGATTTATATGAATACTTTATGAGCTCAGGTGATATACCATACGGTATAGTAAAATGTAGAACCGGTGATCCAGTTGAATGGATTTCTGATAAATTAGTAGAATTACAACTAGTATAACACTAAAAAAAGGACTATAAATACATTATGAAACTAAATGCAAAACAAAAAGAATTACTAAAGTTATTAGTAAAAAATAAGGGTCAATATAAGACACCCACGATACCTAAAGAACAACACGAAAAAAACCTAAATGATATTGTAACTTTATATCTAAAAGGCTTATTAACCTTTCAACGAGAATATGATGTTGATTGGGTAGGACCCTCTAACGAACATAAGGTTAGATTCAAATGGTATGTTCTCACCGTAGATAAAAAGAAGACAATTAAAGATATTAAAAATGTAATCAAGGAGGGTGCAATTGCCTAGTAAAAGAGAATGGCAGAGTTTGTTAGATAAGACTTGGTACTGGTCTAAAATTATTTTAGCCCTTGTTATATTAACATTATTAAGTTATGGGTATGGTACTTTTCACCCTAATAAATCAGCAATTGAAAAAGTTAATAGTGAACTTGATAAACATTATGTAAATACAATTAAAGAAATGGATCTACTAGAACCTGAGTTTGTTTATAGTAATGATACTCAGTTTGTAAGATCAATGCATAAGTGTATTAATTATGTTAATTTCACTACACCTAAACATTTAAGAATACCCTATGAAATGGTTATAGGTCAGGCAGCGTTAGAGTCTGGTTGGGGTACAAGTAGATTTGCTAAGAAAGCAAACAACCTATTTGGTATTAGAACATGGAAAGAATCATCGCCACATCTATTACCTATGGGTGTTGAGAAGTGGCCTGGTTGGGGCGTTAAAGTGTTCGCTAGTAAATGTGATAGTGTAAAATACTATGTTGATTTACTGAACAACCACTCGGCATATGAGAATTTTAGAACTCTAAGAGAGAAAACTAAAGACTCTATGAAATTAATTAAAACACTAGACAAATTCTCTACCACAAAAGACTATGATGAGAGAGTGATAAGAATGATTAACATAATAAGAAAAATGGAGGAGAAATAATGAGTAGTGATAAACAATTAATATTGATTATATTGTCAGCTGTCGTAATATTTGGCTATCAATGGTATAAAGATGAAAAGAAAAAAAATGATTACAGAAAAAAATATAGAAAATCGCAAGGGTGGGAATAATATTAAAGAATGATGAACGATAAAGACATAAATGAATATCACGAATTGATGAACAAATTAAAAAAGGAAAAAACATATAAACCTTTACCAGAATCAGTTACAGTTAAATCAAGCCCTATTCATGGCTTAGGTTTGTTTGCAATCGAGACCATACCTAAGAATATCGATCTTGGTATGATTCATTTTGTATTAGAAAATCTCTATGACAATAGAGAACGTGAGATTATTAGAACTCCTGTTGGGGGTTTTGTTAATCATTCAGAGAATCCAAACTGTGAAAGAGTAGAAGTTAAATCACATAGATGGAATCTTAAAACTATAAAAGAAGTTAAAAAAGGTGAAGAACTTACACTAAAATATACAATATATAAGGTTGACAAAACAGATTAAATGTGTTATAATAAATTATGATAAAATGTTTAATACAAATAATAGATTTTAAAATATCAATGTTGAATAAAATGAAAAGATGTTTAACAGGTGAAACAAAAACGGATAAGATTTATAAAAGTGAAAAAACAAAAAAAGACATTAAAGAATGGGTAAAAAATAAATGAATATATTTTACTTACATAAAGACCCTAAAGTTTGTGCTGAACAACACCTAGATAAACACGTTGTAAAAATGCTTATCGAGTATGCTCAGTTGATGTCAACTGCTCACAGAATGCTTGATGGTATCAAGTACATTGCTAAATCAAAGACAGGTAGAAAAGTAACCAGATACAGACTAGAGAATAAGAATGAAGAAGCAATTGTTTACAAGGCTTGTCATTTAAATCACCCGAGTGCAGTATGGGTTAGAAACAATGCTTACAATTACAACTGGTTATATCAGATGTGGTCTTATTTGCATGATGAATTTAAATTGAGATATAACAAAGATCATAAATCATATGTGGTGTTAAAAGACTTATTGAGAAATCCCCCTAAAAATATTCCCCTAAATATTCCTTTTAATCAACCAACACAAGCAATGCCTGATGATGTAAAGAATGAAGATAGTATAACTGCTTATAGAGATTACTATGTTAAATACAAAAAAGATTTTGCTACATGGAAAACAAGTATACCTGAATGGTATAGTGAAGGAATAAATAATGCCAACGTATAATTTTTACAATAAAAGAACTAAAAAAACATATACAGATTTGATGACTATATCTGAAATGGAAGAGTTTATCAAAAATAAACATATTAAGATATTACCACCAACACGATTAAATATCGTATCAAGCACAGGTTCGATGGATAGTAAAACTGATAACGGTTGGAAAGAGGTATTATCAAAGATTACAGAAGCACACCCAGCGAGTGAATTAGCAAGTCAATACGGCAAAAAGACAGTAAAAGACACACAAGTTGATAAGGTAATACAAAAACATAGAAAACGTAAAATAAAAGGCGGACCAAGGTAGTCCAGAGAGATAAATAGAACATATGGCAGATTTTGATTTTTTAGACGGATTTGATGCTGAAGGAGATTGGGGTTTTACCTCAGTTAAACAGAAACCAGCAACAGAAAGTAAGGCAGAGTCAGACGCTACAAAAGAAGTTGTCAAGGCGACAGCAGATGGTGTGGGTAAAGCTGTGTCTAGTGAGATTATCAATAGACTAGAAAGTAAACTAGATAAATTATTGAGAGCAACAAATGAAACTAAAGAAACAGTTGTTGCCAAGAACGAAACAGAACTAGAGATCGCTAAGAAGCAAATGGATGATGAGTACGATCTTAGAAAAGACAATCTAGGTAAAGAATACAAAGAAGACTTTAAGAAACTAGAGAAACTTATCATACCTCTATTAATCAAATTAGCAAAATCACCCGAGGCCTATATTCACTGGCCTAACAGAGCAGAAGTAATCGAAGCACAATTGAAAAAAATTGTACAGATTACTCGTGGCAAATAATCAATCAAAGGATATCAAATGAAACTAAGTAAGAATTTTAGCTTAAAAGAAATGACTGCTAGTCAAACCGCTGAACGTAAAGGACTTAATAATAATCCTAATGACGATCAGATTACAGGATTACAGAAGTTATGTGAAAATATATTACAACCTGTCCGAGATCAATATGCTACACCAGTAACCATTTCTAGTGGATTTAGAGGTCCTGAATTGTGTTTAGCAATAGGATCATCAGTAAATTCACAGCACACTAAAGGCCAAGCTGCTGACTTCGAAATCTATGGAGTGCCAAATGCTGAATTAGCAGTATGGATTATTAAAAATTTAGACTTCGATCAGTTAATATTGGAATTTCATAATCCAGAAGAACCTAATAGTGGTTGGATTCATTGTTCATACAAAAGTCCAACAGATAACAGAAAACAAACATTGAGAGCATTCCGTGATGATAGTGGTAAGACTCAATACGTTGAATATAATCCTAGCTGAACGCTTGGTGAATTTACACAAAAAGAACTAAACGATATGCTGACACTTCATAGAAGTAATTAGTGCTTGACCTATTGTAGGTTATGTGATACAATATAGACTATGAATAAATTACAAGAATATATGAAAGCTAATCATAGCATGAGAAGCTTTACCCACGTACCACAAGAGAAAAAAGAATTAAACATAGTTACCGAAACTATCAAAGGCAAAAGATTCTATGTATTACCCAATGGTAATAAGTATCCATCTATCACAACCGTGCTATCGGCTAGAGGCAATGAAGGTATACTGAAATGGCGTGAGTCGGTTGGTGAACAAGTTGCAAATACTATTATGAGGAATGCAGCTAGAAGAGGCACAGCCGTACACACACTTACAGAAAACTATCTTAACAACGAAGAACTATCTCAGCAAGGAGTTTTACCTACTGCGTTATTTACCATCTTAAAAACTGAACTGGATAAGATAAATAATATAGTAATGCAAGAAGGTGCTTTGTACAGCGATAAATGGGGTGTTGCAGGTAGAGTTGATTGTATTGCAGAATATGATGGCAAGTTATCAGTAATAGATTTTAAAACATCTACTAAAGATAAAAAAGAAGAATGGGTAGAAAACTATTTTATTCAGACTTCTGCTTATTGTGAAATGTATGAAGAACTATATGGTAGAGCAATCGATCAGATAGTAATATTAATTGTGACTGAAGAAGGTTCAACACAAACCTTTGTCAAAAATAAGAAAGATTATTTACCCCTATTAAAACCAGCTATAGAGGAGTTTCATAAGAAATTTAAAGAGAATGGACAAGCTAATTAAAACTATATGTGGATTATTTTTTA